GAATTATTTACCGTTATTTTGTATTCAATGCTAGTATCTTCTCCTGTCGACTTTGTGTAAGTAGGAGAAATAATTGCTCTAGCAAATAGCTGATCTCCGCAGAAAATCCCAAACTCTTTATAGTCCCCATCAGTTAATTCAGCATTCGTCATAAAAAATGTGATCGTTGCTTCATCGTCGTCTGATTCTGTGGCCGTAGCTATATCTATATTACTCAAAACCGCATTGCCCAGATCTGTGTCATTGTCGGTTGGAGCAGTATCGTCATCGCCTATTTTTCCCTGCGTTATTTCCAAATCGGTTGTCGTGTCCCCGATCAACCTTTTAATAAGCAGATTCATTCCGTGTCCGCTTCCTGTGCTATTTAAAACAATAAGGTTTTTCATCCAATCGGTCTGCCTCAAGACCTCTTTTGTCCCTGCTTTGTATGTCGTTATTCTTAATTTGCCGGATATTCCGGCTTTGTCTTTTAGCTTAATCATCGTATGTGCTTAAATTATAATATCCTTCTTGGTCGTCGGGATCTACTTTGTCCGCATAAACATAATCCTTTGTTGTAAATGTCTGCGGAGTCCCGATTTCATCGGTAGCACCACAGCTGTCTGCGAATTGCAATAGTGTTAGCATGGAGTCCGGGTCAAAATCCCTGATGTCTTTGGCCCTCAATAAATCCTGTAAAATATCTATAATCCCCATTGTCCTTAGCGTGGCCAACTTAATCACCCACATTCCCCTGTCTTTTGCTAATACCCTAAAATCTACCGATTGTATTAAAAAGTCCTCATCTACCCCTAATTTCACTGAATTAACATTAATTACCTGTCCGCTTCTCAACCCAGAAGTATCTGTTTCAAACCCTCCCTCCACAACTCCTTCAGAATATGCCTGCAATTCTACTTTAGCATATTCCAGCGCTTCATCTCTGCTTTTTATGTTATTGTCTTTTTTAAAGAAATGATATTCCCCATAAGTAGCAACTGAAGCAGGATCCATCCTTTGGACTATAATAGGAAACAATGGTATCCCTGTAATCTCTATCTTTTCTCCATCCGCCGGTATTGTGCTGTCTTTAAACCTGATGTATTTTTCATTGTAATTCCAAAAGCAATCAGCGTCATCTTCTTCAGTTAGATAATCTGTTCCCACCGTCTTTGCCACGCTGTCGATCTCTACTGTTGGCATTTGGGCGAACTTATTTATTAAGGGAAATGTTTTCTGATCCCCGTCGCCGACATAGGTTTCTGTCCTTTCATCTCCCCTTTCATCTGCCCCCCTTATTGTTACAACATTCCGGAGCTGGCTCAAATCATCTTCTATTGTTAATGTATTTTGTATATAGTTTCCATTGGTATCTGTTATGCTAAACGGAGCAGGGTTTGTATTCTTTTTAAAGAAGTGAATATCTTTATCATAATCAACATACCAAGAATATCCCACAGCATCAGCTAGTTTTTTCAAGCAATCCGACATCGTTACCCTGTTAAAAACCATCGTTTTAATCTCAATGTCGCAATCCACATTCGTTGTAGTAAAACCGGAAGTATAATCAGAAACTATTGAATCTATAATGTCGTCTACCGTTTCGTCATCAAACCTCTCCAATACTAGTTTTCTATCCAAATAGACAGAATAGTCAGAGGCCTCAACGCTATAAATTACCATCTCGCCCGCAACAATCTCTTTTCCAACCCTTGTTACCACTCCCCCAAACTCCGTTGTGTCATCTATTTTTAACTCAATCTCTTGATTTATTTCGGGTATGAAGTTTGAGTTTTTAAGAATAAACGAGAAAAGATCTTTCTGCTCATTTAAAAAATCTTTCTTTGTAATTGATTCTAGCGATATTTCATTCGTTATATCTGATATTGTTTTTTCTGTTCCTCTGTTCGAATTATAAAGACGCAACACCTCGCTTTCTTCTAGGGCTCTGTCATATATCCTGACATCATCTAGCTTTCCGTTTAAATAGTGATCTGCCCACCCTCTTCTTCCAAAATATAAAGGATCTGTGCTTGCCACTGGATCAATGTGATCCCCCTTGTTTAGTGTTTCATCTTCACCATTAAGGTAGATTGTTACATCTGCCCCAGACCTGACAACAACACAATGATAAAACTTGCCACTAGAAACAGGATTGCTTTCGGTTGTCTGGGTTTCTCCTGCTTGGTATGTGTGAAAAATTAATCTATCGTTGGATTCATTAAAGAATAAGTTCCATCCGTCAGTTTGATATCCCCCTTTTGACAAAAACGCCTGCCCATTGCTTGTATTGTTCAAATAAAACCAGAAAGACAAAGAAAATGATTCGCTTATAAAAGTAAAATCATTGGAGTGAGCAACCTCTACTATGTCGTCTATTCCATTAAAACTCAATGCTTTATTTATCTTGCCATCGGCACTCATATCCTCTGTGTTCTGCGTGGCTACCCCATCGTGGCTTCCTATCGAATCCTCAACCGTTGTATTCGCCTCATCATCATTAAGTTTATAATGAACCACCTCTCCCTCTATATCTTTGATTTCTACGCTTATTTCCATATTATAGCTTCAACCTTCTTTTAAGTTCTTCGACTATCTGATCTCCCAGCATTAATCCGGCCTCTCTTGAAAGGTAATTGCCACCGAGTATGTTAATGGTGATTCCCTCTCCTGTTGCCGACCCTGCCGGCACAACCTCTTCCCCTTTGTGTAAGAGATAATTTCCCGTTCTTGGGATTTCTCCGCCGAATCGGTTTCCGCCCATTAATTTGCTTTTAGCCCAAGAAACAGCGCCTCCGGCCTTTTCTCCAAGCCACCCTGCTCCCGATTTCACTTTTTCAAAAGCATCTATGAATGGTTGGATCTTATCCATAAGTAGTTCAATCGCCCCTTTGGTCACAGACACTATTGCATCCCACGCACCTGTAAATATCTCTTTTATGCTCTTTCCCCAATCTGTAAACGCCTTTATAATCGCCTCTATCATATCCGGAATAATGGACTCTCCTATCAATATGCTAAATAAATCTGTGAAGATCCCCACTATCCAATCAAATATGGTCTTAAATATCCCCTTTATGACATCCCAAAGCCCCTCAAACATGCCTATTAACCCATCAACCACATTTCTCGCGCCATCCATTAACATTGTGAAATCTCCTGTTATCAAACCGATAATCAGACCAGCGATCATTTCGAATAATCCCTGAATAAACTGAATAAATCCTGAAAAATACTTAACAATGCCAACCACAACTTTTATGGCTATCTTCAAAAACAATTCTAGAACTTTAATTATGACGAATATAGAGCCAACCAATACAACCCCAATCGCTATGCCCAAAAACTTTAAAGTGGGAAGTATTGGCTCTATGGCTTCTTTTATATCTTCAAAAGCCGGCTTTAATGCCTCCCAAATAGATACTGCCAAACCCTTAATCGATTCCCATAGCTCTACGGCAACTGCCTTTAGCATGATCCACAGATCTTCGTTGTTTTTCATGCTGTTATAAACCCCAACAAGAGAATCCTTAAAATACCAAAACGCTGCTCCCAATCCTGCTATGGCAACCAAATAAGGACCAGCAACAGACAGTGCTGTAATTATGCCCGGCAACATAAGACCCAAAATGCCAAGCCCTGCGACTAGCGCCGCAAAAGCCCCCGATACTATTAATGTGTTCCTAGCCAGTTCAGGGTTTTTTTCTGCCCACTTTGAAAAACCTTCAATCAAAGGAAGAATCTTTTTTAATGCGTCATCGAATATAGGAAGCAAGGTGTCTCCTATTACATTGAATGCGTCTGCTATTGACGCTTTCATTTCCTGACTTCTTCTGATAAATGAATCCTGATTGTCTTCAAATCCAGCCAAAGCATCTCCGCTGTCTTCATAAGCTGCCTTAAGCATCATTTGAGCTTGCACAGTTCTTCTTGTTTCAAAATCTAGTTCCTTAAACCCATTTGTAACTATCCCCTCCGCAATAGCCATTTGTTCAAGTCTTTCAATCGGTATATCTATACCAAATTGCTTAAGGGGTCTTGTCATTCCGCTAAATCCTGAAATCATTGCGTCTATTACTTGCTCAACAGGGACATCATTAAACGCAGCCAAAGCATTCGCAAGCTCTATGGTTTCCTGCGTCATTCCCATCGCCTCGTCTCTCGCAAATCCCATAGGTATTAACAAATCCTGAACACCTGAAGCCATTTTAACAACATCGGTTGTTGCTGATGGCAATCTTTTTCTCACATCTTTTATCCATTTCCCCATGTCTTCTGCGTGTTCTCCGAAAACCACATTGAACTTATTCCAAGCTCCCTCGTTTTCAGCCGCCGCTTTCACACTTAACATTGCCCCTGCGGTTATAGCACCAAACCCAACCGTTCCCCACTTCGCCATTTTGCTAAATGTGGGTTGCATGCTTTCTAATTTCTCTTGCACCCCCCCTATTCCTTTTTTGACTTCCTTAAAAGCAGCGTCGGCTCTATTCTGTGCGTCAATTATGAATTTTATTCTTTCTTCGGCCATCTATTTCTTCATTTTTCTCCTTGACTTTTTAATGTTATCAGAATCAACCTCAAGCTTATCTTTAACTAAGCCGATAAACCATCTAGGTTGATTAAGATACTGATAATAATCCCAGCCCATTTCCTGACAGATCGATACAACCATCATATCTTCTGTCATCTTTCCTACTCTATACCATCTTTTTGCTTCTGTCCGGCGGGCTGCGTAAAATCCTCGCCCCTAACTATCTTATTAATTTCCGCCATAACAAAGTTGTAATCGGTTTTGGGCATATTGAGAACCCTTTTCACCACATCTTTGTTATCTCCGTCAATAGAAACAATCACCTTTTGGATAGCTATTTCTTTTGACTGCCTATCTGCCTCTCCTATATTAAGATCAGCAGATCCCTGTCCAAGAGTATTTATCTTGAACTTTATATCCATTATCGGCTTATCTATTTCGTTCCCCTCTTGTCCTGTAATCCAGGACTTCAAAACAACCTTGCTCTTTTGCTTAGGCGTTGTTATTGTTTTAGTTTCCATATTAGAAGTAACTAGCTACTGTTTCGTTATCAATTGTAATCGTTATCGATCCTGTTGTAGATGCGTCATACTCTGCGACAAAATCAAGCGACTCTGAAGATATATCGTCAATCGGAGTATCAATCGCGTCATTGTCAATCCTAAAACTAGGAATGTTAATCTCTATCTTCCCTGTTTCCGAACTATTAGAAAGGGTAACAGTAAGATCTCTCTTTGTTAGATCTTTGAAAGCGTCCTTCTGCGTTTCATCTTCAAAATCAATAACAATGTTTCCGGAAGCGCCGAATTGCTTTGAAACTATCCTATCCACATCATTGTCATTCGGAGCATATATTGCCTCTGCGTTATTCTCAATACTAAGATTAAACTCCCTGACCTTCAATTCGGTAGTAGATCCGGCGTCGCCAACCTCAACATAAGCATTCTTGAAAGTAAAGAGGTCTAAATCTTCATAGCTCGGGGTTTCAGAACCTTCGTCTATTGGATATCTCGACAAAATACCAATAGTTAATTTAGCAACATCATCGGCGAAATTAAGCTCAAGAGAATTAGCCACAGAGTAGGGAAACTTAACTTCATCGACAACTCTATCCCGATAAATTGTAGCTGTTTTTGGCTCGTTATCTGCCTTTCTATAAAACTCGTGAGTATATATTTCAGAAGTAGATGAAGAATATGCCCCAAGAACTAACCCGAACCAATATCCGGAGTTGCTAGGATCTAAAACTACTTCAATAGATCCTTCCCCCCATTTCTTTCCTTCGACAGAATCGCTTCCCTGCTCATCTCTAACGCCTTTGGCAGAAGTATCTGCTATCGGAGTGTGCCTTTCCACAAGATCACATGAAAGGAACGGAATGAAGGCCTTAACTGATGTTGTTGTTCCCGGAGTCGCTTCTATCCCCACTCCCAGCGCTCCTCGTCTTCCTATATTTGACATTTTCTTTATCTTTACTTGTTACTTGCCCCTTAGTAGCACTAGCTAAAGTAAAGTTTTTATTGTTTAATAATCTTTTCCCCAGATCTTCTGGGACTGTTGCCACTTCCCCGGCCGACCATCTTTTTTCGGGTTTGGCTGTCCAGCAATTTTTACTACATTCTATTCTCATTTTTTTACCTTAGATTGAAACTTCTTCTTTTGTTAATACGACCAAATTAAATGTAAGCATTATCCTTGTGTTTCCGTCAGTGTAGCTTTTAATTGTGCTAATAGGCCTGACTCTTATAACATCTGACAGATCAAGTTTATTGTTAGCCCTAAATGCCTGATTCACATCATACGCCCTTACCTCTGTGGTTTCTTCAGCTTCTTCTCGGCCTTTAAAATCCTCGATCTTTTCCTGTATTAGGTTTATCTCAAACTCGTATTCCACCAAATCCTCTACATTGTTCAATTCGCCTGAAGTATCTCCTTTGTAATTAATATAGGCATACGGATATCCAGATGGCTTTGACTCGGGATAGTTATAAACCACAACTATCTTGCTCGTTCCGTCATCTTGAGTTATTGCCTCAAGCGTGTCCTTTATTTTTCCTTTTAGCGTAACAATGTCACTCATTGTATTTTAATATATTCCTCATTGCTTCTCTAAAAAACCTTTGTATCTTTCCCCTTAATAATTTAACAGCTTTAACTAAAAATGGTCTTCCCCTCATATGCCCCGTTCCCTCATGAACATGGATCGCATATCTTACGCTCGGATAAACCTCTCCCCTTAAACCTCTGTGAAACTCGTAGCTCTGTATCGATGCTCTCATTCTTCCTGTGTCCACAGGGGCGTTTATTTTTGCCTGCCTCTTGACAGCTGACACGGACTTCCTAATCGCATTATTTACCTCTCTCTTTGTCGCTTCCGGCCTCGTTTCAAGGAACTTCTTTATTTTGTCAGCGTTTTCCAATTCAATTTTCACCTCTATTGCCATTATTGCGTTATCCTTATTCTTACTTCCATGTGTTCCTCTCCCATAAAAGAATAACTTTCAACTCCCACAACCCTGTATTCTGTCGTTCCGTCTATAACCTTGTCTTCCTGTTTTATGTCAGAGTCCGGACAAAACATTAGAAAATCCTTTCCATAACTTCCCTCTAGATCCTCTCCGAAACTCTCGTCCAATGCTTGAATACAGCAAGCGACATCTGTCAAATGTTCTTCATAAGATTCATTGTCCGTGTCAGCTGTTTCTGTAATTCTGTGAATATCGACCGTCTTATCATAAAAATAATCTAACGCCATTTTATAGGTTTATCTTTTTATACTTCTTTAGTATCTCTTTCGCGGTTTCAAAATCCTTTACTTGACTTTCTGTTTTAAAGCTGGCGCTATATCTTCCCATAGTTATAGATGCTAACTCCCCTTCGTGCGACCAAGAATTGTTTATAATCCCGGCAACTAGCACCGTGCAGACAAACTTTATGTCAGAAGGAACTTCGCTCGAATATCCCCAGTGGGCAGTAACAACTATGTTCTGTTCATCTTCTGTGAAAGAAAGACCGCTATCTGATGTTAAAACTATTCTCGTCTTGGGATCTTCATTCATTGGATAAAGCAGATAATCGCCTTCATCAATTTCATCGTCATCTATAACCAATTTTGTTACTCCTGTTCCGGCGCACTCATTGATTAAAAGCTCTTTAACAGCCGCGACTGCGCCACCAACACTTAACTCTCTTCGGTCTTTAACCTCAAATGTCTTTTCAGACGCCTCTGAATCGGCCTCAAAAACCCTGCCTGTTTCCTGTTCGATATATTCTGTCATATACTCGATCCAACTCTCAACCTGATCCTGAAAAGAATCGTCAACATCTATCAGCAAATAATTTTCAACCTCTGTTAGTGATGTATATTTTCTTGCCATTTTATTCTAATAGTATTTTATTTCCGTCCTCAAGCAATAAGGCATAGCTATTCTCCTGTAATAGAGCCGGACAGAACCACAACCTAGAATACGGATCATCTTTATTTGAAAACTTACTTCCTTTTCTGCTAAAAATCCCAGACTTTCTTGATATCGGGCTTTCTTTCCTAGAAAATGCTGACTCCCTCTCGAATGGAACTAGATCGCAATCACTCATCTTTTTCGTTAGTCATCATTCTGTTTTTATAGACCTTTTTCTTCTTTTTCTTTTTCTTCTTCATTAAACCAAGAATAAGAGAACTCCTATTCCGATAATCATTATTCCTATTTTAACTAATTGCAAAATTAATTCTGTTTTACTTAATTTTGTTTTACTCATGGTCCCAATTATAACCCCCTTTAAATCTTGCGTGATGGGCGTCGGCCTCGTCCATCTTTATCGCAGATATATCTAATTCTATTAAAAACTCTCTTAAAAACTCCTTAAACTGCTTATTAAATCTCAATGCGGATAATACACTACTTATTCTTCTAAACTTTTCAGCTGTTCCCCTGCTGTCCCTTTCAACATAGACATCAATTAACCTTATGACTTCTCCGATCGGATCCTTTTCTGCTTTTATTTTATCCATTTCAGAAGCAACATCTTGAAACGGGTATCTATAAGCATCATCGAACTCTAGCACCATGCAAACTATGTTTCTGAAGGAATCTATCAGCTTTTCTTGATCGAGGAACTTCTTTTTGACCTCGCCCAATGCTCGATAAATCTCTCTTGCGCAAGCGCAATATCTTTCCGGCTTCTGCCTGACTCTGCGCATTCTATAATTTAGATCGCATATCATTCCAGACAATATGACAAAAAACTGCTTTCTAAACAAGAGAAAGAATAACAACATCTTTGTCTTGCTTTCCTTGATTCCTTTGAAAAACCCTCTCAAAAAAGACATCAGTGTCTTCTTAACTTCGTCTACCGTTTCCACTGTTTCCCCATACATAAACCCCTTAGCCGGATGTTCTTCTCCTTCGTAATAGCAGAAAACTCCGCCTTCCGGTGGGAATAAAACCTTTTCAACCGCAAACTTTTTCTTTGATTTATCGGTCTTAATGTCTTTCTTCGAACCCTTTTCCATTATTCCAACCCCGTTCTCTCTCATCTTGCTCAATATATAATTTATCTTTTGAAGGAACTCAAATGACGCTGCTTTTTGATTTAGAAAATCTTTTTTTTGTTTTTCCATTTTTTAGATCCCGTCCCCGGTTGCTATTTTCCGGGGACAGGAGAACTCATCGCTCATTTTTTCTTCCTTCTGGTCTTCTTGGTTGGTTTTTCTTCCTCCTCTATTTCCCGTTTATACTCGATAGGTGTCCACTTTCTCTTGGCCATATTAGCTTACATTTGAAGGCCTAAACCTCTCATCGTAAATAATGCCTGTGACGCCAAAATCAGTATAGACGCTAGAAATAACATCGGTTTCACTCGCCGTAGCAACTGCCCTGATGTATCTCTTAGTAGGAGTAAGATCAACTACTTCCAATCCTGTTGTTTCGTAATCCAATGTTTCAAGGGTTGTCCAAGTAGAATCATCTGTGCTTTCCTGAATAGTAACCCTTAAAGTAGCAGTAGCTGTTTCGCCTACACTTACAACCACTAAGCATTTCCTTCCTTCTCCAGCTAAATCAACGCTGTCCCCTGTCTCAACTGTGGTTGTGCCGGTAGCACCTTTCCTTCCAGCTGCGATAAGGGCTTTTGCTGTTGAATTGTTGTATAAATCTCTCATATTATGCTCCTAATACCTTAAAGGCGTCTTCGATAGCCGGCTGGCCATCGTGTCTTTTAACTAATCTGAAAGTAGTTTCATCATACCTGAACCTGTCGTGGATTGAAGAAGCAACCTGAATCGGCCCTCTGTCTCCGACATAATACTTGGAGAAATCCCCAAGAACTATATCTCCCTTTGTTCCAACGCTAGGCAATTTGTCTGTTAAGATCAAAGGTTTGCCTAACAGGGTAGGAGGTTGTCCGGCCTGCATAGAAGGTATGATCTGGAGTCTGGTAGTTGTGCTTTCGTTCCCAATTAATACTAATTGAGAATAACCAGCTTTGGTAGTTAACCAGATAGCGTTTTTGTCTGCCCAAGCAGGCAAAGCCGTATTAAGATCTAAAAGATCCTCAAGCACTATTCTGGAGCTTGTATCTCTATCAACAGCAACAGTTCCAACTGCGCTGACCACGCCCAAAGGCCTCCCTACTCCAGTTCCTCTTAAGAACTCGTAATCTTCCTTATACGCAATTCCTTCACCGAACAGAGCCACAAGATAGTTAGCAAGATTGACAGCAGAATCTTCCAGTAATTCGTCAGCAGCAGCAGTTAAACCAACAAGCTTCTTGGCTTCAAGCACAATGTGCCCGAACCTAGGATCGCTTGAAGATTTTTCATCTCCTTCATCTGTGTAACTGAAAGATATTCCAGCAAAATGCTCACTTCCAGTGTTGCCAGAATCAGTAGAAGAATCTTGATCAAGTTTGGGCAGACGCATTCTGTCCCTTGTCATATTGAAGACCCTTGCTCTTGGCCTTACAATAGATTCTTCTGTTTGATATCTTACAACCTCTGCGTTAAACTCTTCGGGAACAGTAAATCCGCCAGCGCTGTCATCGCCCTCAGAAAGAGCTTTCATCATTCCGGGACTCATTTGTCCGGAAGCCATGTCTTTCACATTTTGGATAAACTTCTCCATCTTCGGAGATAGCTTGACAAATGGTCTTGCTTTTCTCAAGAATGGATCAGTTTCCAAAACAGATCTTTCCATGGTTGGCTCTTGCTTATATGCAGGGGATTTTTTGACAGGATTATCTTTAACGGATTTGACTATATTTTCAATTCTGTCAGAAATAAGCTTTTCCAGCTTTTTTTCTACTTCTTCCTGCTCCTCTTGTGTTTCTTCAGTTTCCCCCTCTTTAGGAGTTTCTTCTTCCGGTGTTTCTTGTCTTTCTTTTGTTTTCATTTTTTCGCCTTATTTTTTTTAAGCATTGCCTCGACAACTTTATCGGCTATCCTCAAAAGAGCGACATCCTTTTTTTCGCCTTTATTCTTTTTAGAATGAAGGAGATTGTCTAAGGCAACATTTGTTTTCTTTAAAAGCATAAGTTCAGCATTACCGCTCCCTTTTTGCTTTAAAGAAGTCCGACCTTTGGCCTTCTGTGGGGTAGCGTCTTTCTCCGGTTCTGCGCTTTTAAGCAGTTCCTTTAGGGCGCTAATAGCTTCCCCCATTTGGTTTATACAATTATTAATAAGCTTCTTGTTCTTTTCAGATATAACCCTTCCCTCTTTCATCTCTACTTCGCCTTTCGATGTTAGATCCTTTCCCGGACCGGGTCGCTCTATTCTTCTCATTTCTCCACCGCACTTCGAACACTTAATATCAGAACAATGCTTCTCTGTGGTCATCTTGTGGCCACAATCTAGGCATTCGCAATCAAAGGTTTCTTCTTTTTTCTCGCACTCTTCCTTGCACATATCTATAGCAACAGCAACAGCTTGATCTTGTTCCATTCCTTCATCGACAAGCTCGGGGATTTTTCTCTTTCTGCATTCCTCTTCGGTTTCCCCTTCTATCCTACAAGCAGGGCTTTTTTCTATTTTCTTGACTTTTCCGTCTAATGCTTTAGCCACTAGATCAAGACCCATCTTCCTTGCTGTAACAAGCGCCTGCGGTAAAGCCGGGACATTGACCCAAGATATTTCAAGCAATTCCTGCTTCTCAAACACAAATCCATCATCTTTATATGTTCCCTCTTTTATTGATTTCAGTTCCTTTTCATTAGCCCTCCTGTATGACTTTTCATCGATCTCTATATTTCCCTTCTCGTCTTCGATAAGGGGCATAAAACCAACGCTCACAGCATTTAAAAAACCATTCTCAACTAAAGTCCTCAACTCTTGGGCAAACGGAGTAGGGGCAAAGACCCCTTTGGCCTTTAGTTCTCTGTTTTCCACCCATATCTTCATCGCTTTAGAAACAGCTGGGCTATAATTATCGTGCGCCCATAACATCACAGGATTTTTTTTGTAATTTGTCAAATACCAACCATCGGGGCTTATTATGTCGCCCATCCTGTCTGTTTGACCTGTTGAAGCGACAACCTCAAACTCTCCGCCCTCTAGGGTTTTGACCGAAGCTCCTAAAAATAATTTGTTTTCCATTTATTTTCCTTAGTTTATTTATTCTATAACCGGCAAGACAGAACACCTGCAATTAGGTTCTGCCGGATATGCCAAACCATTTGAAAAACTCTCATATAATCCGACCACCTCTCCGTTCATCGCTGCGTGTTCCGGCCTGACTCTGTCATCCATAGTGGCCAGCCACTCTTTTTTTTCAACAACCCCTGACTCTTTATAAACTTCAAACTCTGTTCCGTTGGAAGACGATAGCACCTCTGTTCTGGCTATTCTTTCGGCTTCCCATGTTTCCCTGTCTTTAAATATGTCTTTTACTCTTTTTGTTAAATCAGGTATCCCTTCGCCTTCTCCGACGCCCTCTTTAAGTGTTTTTCTTAACTTCTTCCTTGTAGTTTCATTAACCTGATCGGCAAACTGAAACGCCTTTTTGTCAATAAACTCCCTTATGTTTTCGGTCATTTCAAAGGTTGTTCCTATCAGCCGGGCTGCGCGAGGCCCCCTGTTTTTGGCTATTTCCTCATATACAGGAACTGAAACACTGGCAAATATCATCTTTTCCTCTTCCCAATCAACGACATCATAGGCATCTTTTCCAAAGTTAGATTCTATCCCCTCAATGACTCTTTTTTCTTGGCTTTTTAACAAATTAACAATTAAAGACATAAACAGCTTTTCGTCAGACCCCATTGCCTTGTCATGCTCTTCCCACCAAGCCCTCTTTTTTTCTTCTGTTAATTCTGCCACTCTCTTTATGGCCTCTTTTTTAGAAATATCTTTTTTCCTCTTTTTGTCTGCCTCGTCCCTCATCTGCTTCCCGATCTTTTCCATAAGCTCTTTTTTGATTCTGCTCTTAGCTTCCTCTCTGATTTTAAACATTTTCTTCCCAGCCAAAACCTTCTTTTTTAGTTTTTCCTGTTCTTTTTCCTCCTTTAACCTATAATACTCTTCGCTGTCTAATCCCTTAATGACAGAAAGACCCTTGTTTCTGTCCCCTTTTGGAAGCTCGCCGGTGGGTATCATGGACAGCGGAAGGTAAAAATCCCAACCGCCCTCAAGCGGAGGAAGGCCTTCTCTATCCCTTACTTCGTTTATAACCATCCAATTGTTTTTCAAAGCGCTGTCGTATTCTTCAATAATCGCCTTTCTATTCTCTGGGGTAGGATCTTTAAAATCAAGATAATACTCCTCTCCAAAATTAGGAATAAGACCCTCGTTTAAGCTGTCAATAATCCTTCTTGTTTTCGGCTCTATTGTTTCAGATAAAAAGACATAGATCGCAGCTTCAGCAGTGGCTCTGTTGACATCAGTAGTCATTCCGACAATGGATTTAGGAACGCCGAACGCAGCCAAGATCTGCTGTATCGTCATATCAATCATATTCGTGAACTCCATATCTCTGGCACTCGGAGTGATAACTTTAACCTCTGCCTCGTTTCCGCTCAATATCCCAAAATTATGCGCCCTGTTTACTCCTCCAAACTGGTTATACCACATCTTTTTAAACTCCTCTTTCTCGCCCTTTGACATGTTGGCCTGCGTCAATAATAAAAAGTCCGGCCTAGCAGAATTATAAAAAAAGTTCATGTTCCACCTCGTGGCATAAACAAGGTTTCTCACTATCTCTAAAGCCGGCTTAATCGTAGGAAGGCCATAATACTCGCTTTTTGGATTCGGTTGGCTTAGGTGTATTATCTCGTCGTTGTCATAAATAATCGGAGTAGCTCCCGGGATAGAATATTTAAACCTTAAAGACCCATCGCTGTTAGAAGTTATATCAACCCAGTCAGGCCTTAAAAGATGTAATTCAACCGGTTTTCCTGTTCTCTTTCCTTTAATATTTAAAACATATGAGTTGCCCAAAAGCTCAAGATCCATTGATATTTGATCAAGAAACTCAAACTTTGTCATCTGGGGATTCGGCCTCGCTATTAGATCAAGTATTTCGTGATCGGTTTCTTCGTTTACCTTATTCCCTCTAATCCTGTATAACAGCAATTCCGTATTGGCCACCTTCTCGGCAATTTTTCTAACGCAAGAATAAACCAGAAAGCTGGTTTCATAAGCATCTAGATAATCCTTGTTAGTGGGCTTATACGCCTGACCACCAGTTAAAAACCTACTTACAGAAGTGTAATAGTTTTTCCTTGTTATTTTATTTAGTATTGCCTTAAGATAATTCCTCATTAAAAAACGGGCGAAGAGAAAAACCTAAAACAAGTTTCTTTCTTCGCCCGCCTTGGTTAGAATCTAACTTCGCCGTGGTTAGGGCATTATTTAATTATGGCGACCCAACAAATCTTGTCAAGACCTATAAACAACATTGTCTATTTCGATCCTTCTGATCGTTCCATCGCTATCCCTTGATATAATAGCACTTCCATTTTTAAAGTCAAACACTCCATATTTCAAAAAAATAATAAAATCATTTTTATGTTTCTTAAAATACTCAAACAGATCCATATCCTCTTTTGACAATTTAACTATTTTTAAATCCATTCTAATTCTAGTTTTCCCCTTTTGTAAAAAGTTAAAGCCAGAGAGTCATAATGGTTCGGGGATTTTTTATTCACTTTAATTTGATCTTCCTTCTTTTGTAAAATTATTTTCTTTTCCCCTGTCTGCCTCTTAAACTTTATCCAACTTAATTGAACCCAGTTAGGATCTTCCTCTAAAACACCACCTGACTCCACCCAAGATTTTACTTCCCAGCCCATTTCCGCCCGAAGGTTATAAAAAACATCTTTCTCTTTTGCCTGTCCTCCGGAAGAAACTCCATTGACACTATATCCTAATTCATGGCATCTGCTCACAACCCCTGCTCCGACTCCTATATCGTCAATGTTAAAGTTTTGATAAGGGACTTTCCACTCTTTGTGTATTCTTTCGATCTCCCGGATATTAACCATAACATCTTTGCTTTTTGTAATCCCAACTATCTTTGCTTTTTTCTCGTGCCTCAAAGTATAAACATTTTCATCTCTGCCAGCTCCAATATCGCCCCCTACAATAAAATCTTCATAGTAATCTTTGGGGATATCAATTTTAGCAACCTGTTTTACATCGTTCCACCTGATTAGCTTTTCAAAACCTTCTGCGTCAACCGCGCCCTCATCAGGAAATTCACAAGCCCATAAAATATCAAACAAAGGTTTTCCCATAGCCATAGCAACGCTTTCCTGCGATAACCTTCCTTCTTCAAGCCCTCTCTTGTAGTCAATGAAAACATGCTTAAATCTTGGGTTTTCCCAATCCTTTTTGAAGTGGGTAATAGGCGGATCAGAATAAAAAGGATTTCCAACCTTGCAATAAAGAACATCTCCCCTTTTCCCGGTAATCATTCTGAATATAGTCGCTTCGGTATCATCTCTTATTAACCCTGCCTCATCTACCAGAACCACCCTAGCTCCTGCTCCCATCGCCGCCTCAACGCTTTTTTTAAGATTCTTTTGATCAACCGATAAAGAGTAGATCCCACCTCCGTTTCTTAATATAATCCTTTCCTTGCTTTCTTCCTGCCTTAATCTTTCTAGTTTAGTATCTTTGTCTAATTGCTCATAAAAAAGATAATGATCCCCCAGATGCTCGATATAATACCTCATCGTCAGCTTGGCCTTCTCTTTTTTAGGCGCTACAACAGCAACCACTTCCCCATAAATACAGCTTAACACCAGCGCAGCGATAGCCATCATCAGGGTTTTCCCATATTGTGTATAACAAATTATTTCAACGAACTTGTTGTCCCGGAAGATAATAGGTTCTAGGATAGATAACTGCCCCTCTGTTATCAGCTTATCAAATCTTTCCCCCTCAACTGTTATCAGACTGGCTAGATCCAGTAGAGCCTTCTTCCTCGGCTGGGATATCGGCAGTAGGGGGTATTTCACCATCTTGTTTTCCGTCATGTTTTGCATCCTCTAAAAATCTTTTTAACTTTTTTCTTTCTTCTTCTATTTTTTCCCTTTCAACCACATCCTCAACCTCAACCCTTCTTCCAAACTCCCCTCTTAATTTTCTTTCCAAATACTTCAAGGCCATATCAGGATTATCTAAACTACTGACAACAGATTGCCGGGCTTTTAAAATAGGTTTATTCTTTAACCTTTCAAAATACTCGGATAATATCGGATATTTTTTAACCCACCTGTAATATGTATCAGGATCTATGTTGGCATAATAGCTTGCCTCCCCGATTGTAGCTCCAATAGAAAACGCTGTTGCCAGTTTTCCGAGAACTCCGCCAGTCAATTTCCAATCCGCCTTATTGACCTTGATATATTTACTGACTACCTTCTTTTCTTCTTTCTTGGGATTTTCCGGCTTTTTCTTCTTGGCTGTCTTTTTCTTGGAGACGGCTTTCTTAACAGGTTTTTTCTTGGAAGCAGATTTTACAGAAGGTTTTCTTTTTTTAGAAGGTTTCTTTTTGGGCATATTAAGATTGTTCCAGATCGCTTCTGGATCTGGAGCATGAGTTAAACTCTTCCATTATTTAGAGGATCAACCAACCCAAACATCTTTATGCTTTCCTTAAGACCCTCTATGGCCTTGTTTGACCATTTTCTCGGATTATATTCTGCATTTTGTTTTTTTAGTTTTTTAAAATGGCACATCAGGATCTATTTTTAAATCTTCGTTAGGAACGATGTCGGCCCTTTCTTTCCCCAAAAAATCTTCTACTCGAGAAA